TTTGGAACACTACAACAGGTTCCACACCTTTCTAAGCGTTTTGCTCTTAAACGTTATCTTGGTTTAACTGAAGAAGAAATCAAGGAAAACGAAAGACTATGGAGAGAGGAGAATGCCGGTAATCTAACTCCTCCAACACAAGACGCAGCCGGCGAACTCAGAACGGCTGGAATCACTCCAGGAGGCATTGAAGCAGATGCTGAATCACAATCAGCAGAAGCAAGTCCGGAACAAGCAGCAGCCGCTGAAGCACCTGCAGGAGGAGAGGCTGGAGCGGAAGAAATTCCAACGCAGTAATAAATACAGTTATGCTTTTGAGAGAGTTTTTATATTTCAACGATGACACCAACGACTTTGCTGTAGATAGAAGATACAACAATGCCGAAGACCAGTCTGTTCTCGATTTTGATGATACAAGAAAGGTAAGACTCACTCTTAGACAAATTAATCAACTGAGACTCCAAGCAGAAGCGCATGATGCGGAAAAGCGTTCTGAATTAGATTTCATTAAGCAAATGTATGGAACTCCAGTTGAGCAAGAAGAATAAAAATAAAAATAAAATCCAGGACATAGCATTCGTATTAGGCAACGGAACTAGCCGTGCAGCAGTTGATCCCACCAAATTAGTTGATATTGGAACGGTATACGCCTGTAATGCCATATACCGAGAGATGGATCCACACTTTTTAATAGCAGTTGATGTAAAAATGGTCAACGAACTGATAGAATCAGGCTATACCAAAAAAGGCACGGTATGGACAAATCCTAACAAAGGCATCAAGAACAGAAACGAAGTAAACCTATTCAACCCACACAAGGGTTGGTCAAGCGGTCCAACGGCACTTTGGTTTGCCGCTTCAAATGGACACAAAACAATATACATACACGGTTTTGATTATCAGGGCCTAAAGGGCAAATTTAACAATGTGTATGCTGATACCCACAATTACAAGAAATCAACAGACTCTGCTACCTATTTTGGAAACTGGCTTAGCCAGACTGAAAAGGTTATTAAGGAGTTTAAACACACACAGTTCTATAGAATCGTGGAACCCGGAGGGTTCATTCCGGATAGATTAGGGCCTAGTCTAGGCAATCTAAGACACATTTCATTCGAAGATTTCGACAAAACCTTCGAGGGCACTATATATCCTAGCAAAATGACTCAAAAAACTACCATTTAACCGGTTTTTTATAAGTAAAATGTAAATACATATTGAAACAGCCTTACCAATTAAAAGGAGAATACAATGGCAGATAAAACTACACTAGAACAAATGCTTGAGCATTTGGTCAATGACGACTCTGCAAAAGCAGAAGAATTATTCCACGAATATGTGGTAGCAAAATCAAGAGAAATTTACGAAAACCTTATCGAAGAAGAAATGAAAGATGAGGAAGTTGACGAAACATCTGAAAAAGACGAAGACGAGTCAGTAGATGAAGCATCTAAGGACGATGACGCTGAAGAAGATAAAGTAGACGAAGCATCTGACAAGGATGAGGAAGTTGAAGAATCTTCAAAAGATGAAGAAGTTGACGAAGAATTTGAAGAAGTTGCTGTAGAAGCAGACGACGAAGATGAAATGGATGCAATGGGTGGTGACGAAACTGACGACCTAGAAGCAGACATTACTGGTGATGACGAAGAAGGCGAAAAAGAGCCAGAAGAGTTATTCCAAGATCTAGACTCTATCGTTGATGAACTACAGGCTAAATTCGACGAAATTAAAGGCGAAGAAGGCGGCGAAGAAAAAATGGGCGATGAGGAAGAAAAAGAAGAAGAATCAATTGCTCCTTCAGAAGACGATGCTGCATTTGACGCTGAATTAGCAACTATGCGCGAGTATGTTGAAAAAGTAGCAGGTGGACACGGTGCTGAAACTAAAGGCGGTGCTGAATCTGCAGACAACAAAAAGTCAGTTGTTGATAACATGAAAAATGATATGGGTGGAACTACTGCTAACATCGCTAAAGGCGGCGAAGCATCAGAAAAGAATGATGGTGGACTAGCAGACATTACACCTAAAGAAGAGAATGCGGGTAATGTTAATACGCCAGGTTCAAAAAATGCAACTAAAATGGACAGCACAAAAGGACACGGTGCTGAAAAAGCAGGTAGCAAAGAATCAGCGGATAACAAGCAATCAATTTTCCGTGGTCGTAGATAATAGAGGAGACTAAGGTTGAAAACTAACCTACAAGAACATCTGAGCTTCGATCAGGCTAAAATCGTCGTAGAGCGTGATGAAGGCGAGAATGGCAAAACGTTACACCTGAGTGGAATTTGCATTCAGGGTGATATACGCAATGCCAATCAACGCATTTATTCTTCTAAGGAGATTGACAGGGCTGTTACTACGCTCAACGAACAGATTTCTGGGGGGTATTCAGTGCTAGGTGAAGTTGATCATCCTCAAGATTTACGTATCAACCTCGACCGTGTTAGCCACATGATTACAAAAATGTGGATGGACGGTCCTAACGGCTACGGAAAACTTAAAATGCTTCCAACTCCAATGGGTCAATTAGTTTCGACCATGTTGGAGTCGGGAGTAAAACTAGGAGTTTCTAGTCGAGGATCAGGCGAAGTGGATCCAAGCGGTAATGTTCAAGGATTTGAAATTATCACAGTGGATGTGGTTGCACAACCTAGCGCACCAGGCGCCTATCCAACACCAGTTTATGAACACCTTATGAATAATACAGGTGGTTACGAGGCATTTAAAGTAGCACAAGAAGTCCAAGGCGACGCACAGGCACAACGATACATAGCAGAGAGCTTGAAAAAGATTATTCAAGGTCTTAAATCTTAAGGAGAATCACAATGCTAGAATTTGTAAAACAATTGTTTGAAAACAACGTGATTTCCGAAGAAACTAAGTCGGAGATTGAATCCGCTTGGGAAACTGCTGTTCAAGAAAACCGTGACACAATCTCTACACAATTACGTGAAGAGTTCGCACAGAAGTATGAACACGATAAGACCGCGATGGTAGAAGCAGTAGAAAAGATGCTGGCTGATAGAATTCAGGCTGAGCTATCTGAGTTTGCTGAAGACCGTCAAGGACTTATTGAAGCAAGAGCCAAGTATGCTAAGAAAATGAAAAAAGATTCCAAAGCAATGGAATCATTCGTTCTTAACAATTTGAAAAAGGAACTTGCTGAACTTCGCGAAGATCGTAAGAATGTAGCAGGAAACGTTGCTAAATTAGAATCCTTTATCGTGGATGCACTAGCGAAAGAAATCGCAGAATTCCACAGTGATAAGAAAGATTTGGCTGAAACAAAAGTTAAACTTGTTAGAGATAGCAAGGCTAAGTTTGAAGCAGTCAAAAAAGACTTTATCAATAAAGCATCTAAGGCAATTCAGGAAACAGTATCGAAAGGTATTAAATCTGAAATGACTCAGTTGAAAGAGGATATTGAGGAAGCACGTCAGAATGATTTCGGTCGCAGAATTTTTGAAAGTTTTGCAAGCGAATATGCAACTAGCCATCTTAATGAAAAATCCGAAACTGCAAAACTTCTTAAAGTTGTAAAACAGAAAGAAGAAGCGGTAAAAGAAGCCGAAGCAAAAGCAGAGGAAATTGAGAAACTAGTTGAAAGCAAAGATGCTGAAATTACGCAAATTAAAGATGCAGTTCAACGCAGAGAAGTGATGTCAGAATTGATGGCACCTCTAAGCAAGGACAAGCAGGAAGTAATGGGCGAACTTTTAGAATCAGTGCAAACAAATAAATTACACGCAGCCTTTGACAAATACATTTCAGCCGTAATGGAAGGAAATGTGCCGAAGAAGGAAAAGGTAGCGTTGACTGAAGGCAAAGAAGTAACAGGCGATAAAGCACAGGCACAGATCGGTGGTTCGGAGCAAAAAACCGCTGAGATATTTGACATCCGCAGGCTTGCGGGACTAAAAGTTTAAGGAGAACAAAAAATGTCACAACTATTAGAGTCACGCTGGTCAGAAACCAAAGATGCACTTTTAGAAGGGCTTCAAGGTAACAAGCGCACAGTTATGGCAACGACTCTGGAAAATACCCGTAAGTATTTGTCAGAGAGTGCTACAGCAGGTGCAACTTCTGC